CGCTCTACTCCAATTTTAGTTATTGCATCAGAAGACCCTGCTTACTCTGAGACAGCTATTCGATACTGCTTCTATAAATCATTTAGAACAGAAATAAACTACCCTACATTTTCATTTTGTAGTATTCAATTTGAAGGATTAATTTAATATGACACTCGCAACTTACACAGGTAATATACCAAATCGCTTAACAGGAGCTGACACTTTTAGTTCTGACGTGGATTATTATCATGCTTATTTTACACCGTTTATTGCTCAATTTAACGCTGATGTGGCAGCTCTGAATTTAAACTCCGTTATTGACACAAGTGCTTCAAGTGTCTTAATTGGTACAGGAACAAAGAGTTTCACAGTCAGCCTCAATAAAAGTTTTCAAGCTGGACAGTTTCTAATTTTTGCTGACAGTGCCGCGCCTTCGACTAACAGCATGGTTGTACAAGTTACTAGCTATAATACAAGCTCTGGTGCTATTGTAGTTAACTCCCTTTCTGTGTATGGCTCAGGGACAAAGACTGCATGGGTAATATCTCTTACTGGAGCACCTGCACAATTACCAAGTGGTCAAGCTGGACGAGCTGCGCTAGATATTAAACAGCAAGAGAGTGTTGATTATTCTTTTGCTTCAGGTTCGTTAACATTAAAACTAAACCCAACCAATCTCGATTTTAGATCCACTACAACTTCTAGTGGTGTACCTGTTAATATTGTCGCAGCCGGTCAATTAACGACAGTAATTAGTTCAGGTTCTACTGCAGGAATGGTATCAGGTGTATCAGGGGATATTTTATTACTCGCTATTAATAATGCGGGGACTATGGAGTTAGCTTGGAGCAACACAGTAAACCCTTTTATTTTTGACGAGACTAGCTTAATCAACACTGTTGCCGAAGGAGGAGCAGGCGCTGCAGATTCAGCTTCTACAATATACTCTACAACAGCTAGAACAGGGGTAGCTTATAGGGTTGTAGGTTTATTTAGAAGCACTCAAACAACTGCAGGTACTTGGGCGCAGACTCCTACGCTTGTACAAGGCGCAGGGTTTGCAACACTAGGTATATTCAATAAAAGAAGTCTAGTAGATATACCCTTACCAGCTTTTAGCGCTTACGCTAACACTAACCAATCTGTTGCTACAAGCACTTTCACAAAAGTGCAGCTACAAGTTAAAGAGTACGACACTTCCAACAGTTTTGATAATACATCGTTATACAGGTTTACACCACAAGTTGCAGGATATTATCAAGTTAATGGCGGCACTAACTATGTATTACCTGCTGCTAGTATGCTTTGTGTTCTTTACAAGAATGGTGTTATTTATAAACGTGGAACTCAAAGTGGTTCTGCAGCTTCTGCAGGCTACGGGTCAACAGTTCACTCCTTAATCTACTTAAATGGCACATCGGATTATATTGAATTGTACACTTATCAAGCCTCTGGAGGCACAATAGGCACACTTGGAACTATAGATGGAACTTATTTCAACGGTGTTTTGTTAAAGGCAGGTTAAATGTTAGATACTATTCTATTTCTTTATCCGAGTGCTATACCATTAACTGATTTTATATTGGAAGACTCAGGGAACGGTGTAGAAATAAAAAACTGGAATACAGGTAAACTAGGTGATACTCCTGCTCTAGCTACTTTAGCCTCTACAATAGTACCACCCAAGACACAAGCGGAGTTAGACTATCTTCGCTATGTTAAACGCAGCCAAGCTAAGGATAAAATACTAGACGAGTTTGCTGCAGAAAACATGGGACGCATTAGGGCAGGTACTTGGACTGTTCCTAATCTAATTGCCTTGACGCAAGATGCTCAGTTGACAACCCTTCTCAGTAATATTAATACACTAAGTTTTGAGTTAGCAATTAGTTCTGTTCAGTCTTTAACAAACCCCTTAATCACCCCTGTCATTAAAACATCTTGGATTTCAAAACTCCAAGCTAACTTGTTCTTAACACCATGAAAATCGGATTTAAAAAGGGGCATAAATTCTATAGCCCAATTGTAAGAACCTTTACTACTTCACAATGGTCACATGCTGCTGTGTGGATTGGTGATAACCTTTATGAGTCTACGGCTTTAAAAGGTGATAAATACAAATCTGGTGTGAGGTGCTACCCAATTTCACAAGAAATTAGTGATGAGTATGAGTGGTTTGATTGTAATGTTCCTGATAAGCTAGCACTTGAAAGGTTTAATCAAATTAGCGGCTGCTCCTACGACTACTTCAGTTTACTCTCTTTCTTGACTTTAAAAGTACGAGATTCTAAGCGGTATTATTGCTATGAATTAGTTTTGTACATGATGACAGGAAATGTAAATGAAAGAGCAACAGGTGAAGTCTTATTAACCCATCTTGCAAGACTTCAGAAAGCACAAAATGGAACAAACATTATTTGAAAAATACCTTGCGAGAGAGTATACACAGACTACAGGGGTAATCATTCTGGGTTTTGTATCTTTGTGGTTGGGCTTTCTTGAGTCCACAGCATTGGTAACACTGGTTGGGCTTGCCCTTGGTGTGTATGGCGCTAGTAAATATGCCGAAAAGAAATTGGAGTTAGAAAAATGAAATTAGAAATCAAAGAGGTGTTTTGGTTAACTGTCGTGATAACAGGTTTACTGTTCTTTACAGGAATAGCTGTTGTGCCATTCACGACGAGTTTAACCACAGACCCCTACACACAGAACATTATGTACGCGATTGGGAGGTTACCTGTAGTGTTTACTGCTATTTATTTTTATTTGAGTCTATTAGGGGAAAAGCGATGAATGAAACAGGGTATGAACTGTTTGGTTTTAAGGTGTCAATGACTGGAGGTATTACTTGGTTTGCTTCAATGATGCAGGGAATTGATTTAACACAGGTACTTGGTTTTGTGGCTTTAGTGGTAGGTGTGTTTATCCAAATCGTTTCACACATTAGGAATAAGAAAGCAGATGAACGTGCGAAGCAGCAACACACCCTTGAGATGAAATTGTTAACTAAGCAACTGGAAGAACTGGAGGAGAAGGATGGACGCGAATCGTAAGTCGATAGCAGCACTGACCATTACTGCTGCTCTTCTGTTGGGCGTTTCTCAGCACGAAGGGTTTAGGGATACCGCTTACATTCCAATCAAAGGTGATGTACCGACTATTGGTTTTGGTAGTACCGTTCACCCTGATGGGACTCCTGTAAAACTTGGCGACACAATCTCAAGAAAGACAGCGGAGTCTTACCTGAAGGGTGATTTAGATAAGTTCAAGGTGGGGTTAATGAAATGCGTTAAAGCACCGTTGTACGAGAATGAGTTCAATGCTTATATGGAGTTAACCTACAACATCGGAGCGAGTGCTTTCTGTAATAGCTCTATTCCTCGTAAGTTAAATACGGGGCAGTACGAAGAAGCTTGTAAGACAATTTTACAGTTCAATAAGATGAGGGACACCTCTAAACCGATGGTGCGAAATGCTCAGGGTAAGATGGTTTATCAACTGAAAGTCATTAAAGGTCTTGACAATCGCCGCAAGAGTGAACACCGTGAATGCATAGGAGGGTCTGTATGATACTAAATCCATTAAACGGTGTCTATGGTAGCTTGATAAAGTTTGGGCTTGTTGTTACCCTTCTAGCAGGGCTTTACGGGGGTTACAAATATCAACTACATAGTGCGTACAAAGAGGGCGTAACAGTGACCCAAACACAGCACGAAGCTGAACGCCTAGCTGCTAATGAGGTCTTGCACTTGAAGAAACTAGCAGCAGATAAAGACCTTCAACGAGAATTAGAAAAACAAAGGATTAAGTACAATGAACAACTCGCTACTATTAACGCTAATGCTAACAGTCTCATTAACAGCCTGTCAGACCGCGCCAGTCGTCCAGAACCAAGCAGTTCAAGTGCAGATACCGTTGCAACAGAAAGTTCCAGAGGCGCTTACCCAAGCCAGCTTTTTAGAGAAGATGCAGCAGCTTTTATCAATCTCGCACGAGACGCTGAGGAAGTGAGATTAGCCCTTTTGCAATGTTACAAAGATTATGACACTGTAAAACAAGCTGTCGAATCCTTTAATCAGAAATAAGCCCCACACCCCATCGGCTCACACCTTTGGGGTATTTTTACGCCTGTAGTTTTTACACAACAAAGTATTTTTGCCATAGTGCTTGCAAACCTAAATCTTGTGTGCTATACTTCGTTATCTAAACAACATACAGGAGTAAAATGATGAATTGGGACGACCGTAGAGATTTTAATGTGCTGTTAGGGCAAACACTTACAAGCGTAGAAATCAACGATTTACGTGACGAGATTACATTCACAACAGATGAAGGTGTTGTCTATAAGATGCTGCACGATCAAGATTGTTGTGAGTCTGTCGATATTGAAGACATTTGTGGAGACTTAGAGGACTTAATTGGAACGCCTATTTTGGTTGTAGAAGAATCCTCTAGTAAAGAGTATCAGGCTCATCAGGTTAAATCAGGGGAGGAGTCCTTTACTTGGACTTTCTATAAACTTGCTACAATTAAAGGGTGGGTTGATATTCGTTGGTTTGGTTCAAGCAATGGGTACTATTCCGAAGGTGTGGACTTATACGAGGTGACAAACGATGAGTGATTGCGAGAAATTCTATGCAGCAATCGTAGCCAAGTTAGGCGGTACAAGAAATTGGGAGCAATTGTCCCCAATGGAGCAGCATAACTTCGTGCAGGCTTTGAACATCATTTTACAGGTCTGTAGCCAATGATAGATTTTAAGAACTTAACCCACGAAGAACTAGTCAAAGTAGTGGAGGCATTAGCTGGTGAGCTTGGTGTTTACTTTGATAAACATACTCTTATCAATGGAGAGTATGTTATAACCCTTCACCGTTACACAGACTCAGATTAAGGCTACAAATGACAAAAGTAAAAACAGGCTTCACACACGAATCACAAGCAGCTAAGAGTGTTGAGTGGTACACACCTCCAAGTATATTTCAAGGGTTAAGCACACAATTTTCAATGGACACATGCGCTCCAGAGGGGGGTCTACCTTGGATTCCAGCCTTGCACTCACTATCTGTCAAGGATAATGGTTTAACTGCGCCTTGGTACGGTTTTGTGTGGTGTAATCCGCCATACGGAAAAGAGACACCTTTGTGGTTGAAAAAGATGCTGGAGCACAACAACGGTATTGCTTTAGTATTTAGCAGGACTGATTGCAAATGGTTTTACGATTATGTGGTAAAAGCAGGTGCTGTGTTATTCCTAAAGGACGAGTAAAGTTCGTAGATGGTAACGGTGACTCTGGAAACAGTGGAGCAGGTAACGGGAGTATGTTAGTTGCTTACGGCGAAGAGGCTAAGGAAGTTTTAGAAAGGTGCAGCCTTCGGGGTGCTTTATATTATCCAACTAAGGAGAATCAAATATGACAAACAAACCTGACCACAACCTCCCACAACAGATTAGTCTTCGCTATGCTATTCCAAACAGGTATCTTGATCGTTCCCTTAGTTTTAGTAAGGCTGAGGCAGTCAGAAAGTTGGAGTTTCAATTGGCACATTGTCTGACAGGGGATATGTTTTCTGAGCGACAAAGTTTTGACCAAACAACAGTTTTTGAATTGAATGGTTACTTTGTAACACCTCAAGCACTTGAAAAACTTGTGCAAGATAGGGTACATAAGGTACAATGTGGCTACCCTATTGTGGCTTTTTATTAAGGAGAGAAAAATGAAGAAATATCTTATAGCAGCAGTAATTATGTTTTCATTAATAGGTTGCTTCCATCAAACAATAAACTCAAACGACATCCACCGAGCACAGACTTTTTATTTAGAGAAAGGTCTACAGGTTGTGCAAATCAAGGCAGTTTTCGGAGGTACAGAGACTGTGACCTGTTCGGACGACAAGGAGAGTCAAATATGATAGTCTTAATTAAACACCTCATCCCCTTTGTTGAGAGGAGACTTTGTGCCTTACTTCGTCAAATAGAAGAGGACGTAGTGGAAAATTTAAAACTTGAAAAAGAGTTTAATGATAAGTTCTTTAATAAGCTACTTAACAATAAGTACCAGTCAAATAAGTATCCCTGGAGTAAATCGCCATCACAGGATTTTAAGGATACACTGACTTTTCTGAGAGGAATGGTTTACCACTCAAATAATAATATTAAGGATACAGTAAACCTTGGTGAGTTTTGTTCAAGGTACAGTTCTATGTACTCATCAATTGAAGCTGCTATCCTGACACAACACGCAGGGGATTACTCGATAAAGGAGAAGACGAATGATTAAGATTACCCCCCTCACAAAAGAACGAATCAAGAAGTTCAACGTATTTGGTGCTGATGTGTCAATTGGTTTTGCTAAGTACGTCCTTGAGAAAGCAACGCTACGAGCTTGTTATACAATAGGTGTAGGATGGCACTCGCAACCTATTAACTACCTCTACGACCACGAAGAACTTGATGGTATAATCACGCATAGATTTATTTTGTGGCGTGTAAAGATTGAGGTTAAGACTGCGATAGAATATACTTATTCGTTTACTTAAAGGAGAGATATGGAAGAAGTTCTTTATAAAAAAGTAGGCAAGAAGTACATCCCTGTTCGGCAAACATTCGGCGCTTATGCTTTACCGACAATGAAGTTAGGGTCTTTTGTTTTGACTTACGCTTATACCGATGGTGGGCAATCTTACACTTATGAAGTCACTCCAGATACTGCTTCATTTATTGCAGCATCAAAGGTGGCACAAAAAGCAATGGAAGAAGTCATTCAAGAGAAGTGTAGATATGTACCTGAGCGCGTTAAGTTCACAAAGAAGCAGCAAGCTATTATGGAGGACTTTCAAAATCAGATGTTCAAGGCTGGTGGTAACATGCCTACATGGTGGACAAGTGCTTCAGGATACGAGATAGCTCAAGCAGGTATTGATGCTGTGCGGAATTATAAACCATAAGGAAATTATGACATACAATACAAAGGGTAAAATGAAAAAAGAAGATAATTATGTAGCAAAAGAAAAGGTAACAGAAGTTGAGAAATTTCCAATCCTTGAGTGCAAAGAACGGGGGATTCGTCAAGAGACTTTAGACATCTTTGGAGTACGGGCAGGTCTTTCTCAGGTTGATGGAAAAACTGTAGAGGCTTACTATTTCCCTTCCTTCAATAAGAAGGGGAAAATTGTTGGTTACATGAAACAGGACTTGACTAAATCCAAAGATGAAAAAGGTCACTGGTCTGCTGTTGGGTCAGTCTCTCTAAATAACAAATTGTTTGGGCAAGATGTTGCTGAAACCGTAGGACGAAAGCGGAATAATCTGGTTGTTACTGAGGGACAGTGGGATACTCTTTCTGTTTATCAATCAATGGTTGACAGTGTAAAAGGTACACCCTATAGCGGTATTGAACCTTTTGTTTGCAGTATTCCCCTTGGTACAGGTAATGCTGTAGAGGCACTGCTACACAACGAGGATTTTGCTAAATCTTTTACAGGATTGACTATCTTTTTTGATGATGATTATTGCACACCTGCTGAGGCTAAAAAGGGTATTTTAAAAGGGCATGAGGCGCGTGAAGCTGTAGCCAATGCCTTCGTAGGGTCTAAGCTTTCTTTGTTCACTGTGTACCCATCTAAGGGATACAAAGATGCTTCTGACTACATGCAGAATGAGGACTCAAAACTTCTAGCTAAGGATGTATCTTTTAACAAGAAATCCTTTAGTGCCGAAAAGATTGTGAAAGCTTCAGACATATCCGTTGATGAATTGATTGCACCACGTCCAGAAGGTGTGTATGTAGATAGTTTCCCTCTCTTGATGGAGAAGATACACGGCTTCCGTAAACGAGAGTTGGTACTATTGACAAGTCCCAGTGGTGTCGGTAAATCAACGGTTACATCTTTCTTTGCAAATGCTTTTGTGGAGAAGGGTGAAAAAGTTGGAATGATTTACCTTGAAGAAACAAAGGTTGAAACACTTCAACGTGTTATTGCAAGTAAACTAAAAGTGAACTACTTGAAGTTTAAAAACAACCCCTTGAGCCTAGCCACACGAGAACAAATTGAACAAGCAAAACGTGAAGTTGACGAAGGTGATAAACTTGTTATGCTTGACCACTTTGGGTCTTTACCTATCAGTCAGTTGATGCAAAAAATTAAACACATGCATTTTGTAGAAGGATGTAATTATATTTTACTTGACCATCTTTCTGTGGTAATATCAGGTTCTGATATTGCAAACGAACGTAAGGAACTGGATATTGTTATGACCGAGCTTGCCGCATTCTGTGCAGCTAATGATGTTTGCATTATTGCAGTATCGCACATTAACCGTGATTCGATTTCAGACCAATTGAAACCTAAGAAGGGTGAAGAAGATAAGCCTTTTTGGATTCGGGTGGGAAAAGAAAGTATGAGGGGAAGTGCCTCTTTAGAGCAACTGAGCTTTATTGTGTTAGCATTAGAGCCTGAGATTATGCCTAACCGTAAACGAGGAAGAGTGCGCTTAGTTGTACTGAAGAACCGTCCTTGGGGTTTCTTGGGGCAGTGTGACACATTCTCAGTTGACGATAACACATGGGAAGTTGTTCTTTCAGATTTGGAAGAGGAACAGAAAGGGTTTTAATGGGTAAAGTTTTAACACAAGAGTACTTGAAAGAGATATTAGAGTATAATCCTGAGAGTGGATTGTTTATTTGGAAGGTGCGAAAGTCTCGCCGATCTGCCATCGGCTCTGGTGCAGGAACTAGAAGTAAGAAGGGGTACTTCAGTATTTCTATTGATTCAAAAGTTTACCGCAGTCATCGTTTAGCTTGGTTATACGTTTATGGAAAGTTCCCTGAGAACGGGATTGACCATATCAACGGAAATCCATCTGATAATTCGATACATAACTTACGGATTGCAAGTCAGCAGAGCAATAATAAGAACGTAACAACAAGGTGCAACAATAGTTCTGGTTATAAGGGTGTGAGTTTTGATAAGAACACAGGTAAATGGAAAGCTCAGGCGCAAGTGAATGGTAAGAAAAAACATCTAGGGTTGTTTACAACTCCAGAAGAGGCTTCAGTGGTGTATAACGAGTATACAAAGGAGCACTTTAAAGAGTTCTATAGGAATACTATAAATAAAGGAAAATAATGATTTTAAACGGATGGTGCTTTGACTGTGAAGCAGATAATTTATACCTTCAAGCTAAGAAAATTTGGTACATCCGTCTTAAATCCTTAGACGGAACCCGTAGCCTAGCACTGCACCCTTTCAGGTCTTCCAAGGATGAAATCTACAATCAATTTATGGAATGGGTGGACTCTTTTGAAGACGGTGCTCACGTTGTATTCTTTAACGGACTTGGTTATGACTTATGGCTTATTTGGAAACTGCTAGATATTCAACCTCGTGTTGGGAAGCAAGGTAAGGACTGGATTGAGGACAAGCACGTCCAATTCATCGACGGTTATGTGCTGAGCATGTACCTCAACCCAAACAACCCTAGGCACTCCCTAGGTGCCCTATCAGGTTCTGAAAGTGATGATGGTAAGATTGATTACCGTAACAGTCTAATCAAGGCTGGTGCGATGACGGGCTTAGAGCCAAAAGGTCACGAGTTCTCGTTCTACCACCCTCTCACAGAGCCGTACTGTGACCGAGACGTTGATGCTACCATTCGTGTTGTAAAAGACTTATGGAAGCAGGCTCAAGGTATGTACGGTGAATCATGGCTTCATCCTAGCTTTCGACAGATGCAAAAAGATTACTGGCTGTACAGCGCACAAGCCTACACTGGTGTCAAATTTGATATAAACAAGGCTAAGGAATTAGTCATCCATATCGAACAAGAAATGAAGGTACTTAAAGACTACGTAGACCCGTTACTACCATCCAGACCACTGAAGACTGCTGAGTTGAGTTACTACAAGCAACCAGCGAAGCCTTTCTCCAAGTCAGGTGAAATATCGTCAAGCATGGAGAAGTTCTTAGTTAAGCACAACGCAACATTAGTTGACCGAATCATTACAGCTTATGGCGAGTCCGTGCCTGTTGAGTCCAACGCAGTTTTACCTGTTAAGCTTCCGATGGAAATTGACGACAACGTAGAATTGAAGCAATACTTCCTAGATAACGGGTGGATACCTAGTGATGATTACTGGAATCATAAAAAAGGTACTGACGGTAAACCAGAGCGAGATGCGAACAATAAGTTTACTAGAACTACTCCTAAAATCAATCACGCTGGAAAAATTTGCCCTAATTTACTAAAGCTTGATGGGGACGTGCCGAAGAAAGTTGTTAAGTTTCTAAGCTACCGAAACCGATTAGGTGTTGTCACTGGTTGGTTGAACAACTGGAGACTTGAGTTTGATGGTAGACTCAGTGCTGAGATTTCAGGCTATGCTCCAACCTCAAGGGTTAAGCATAAGTTAGTTGTCAATGTACCAAAGGCTGCAGATGATGTGTTGCTTGGTCACGAGATGAGGGAGTTATTCTGTGTAGATAAGGGTAACTGGTACATTGGAACAGACGCTTCTGCTCTTGAAAATCGTACCCTTGCTGGGTACACCTACAAGTACGACAACGGGGAGTTTGCAAGAGTTCAATTAGAGGGTGACCCACATTGCTACTCAGAAGATACTGAGATTTTAACACCTAATGGTTGGTCTACTTTTGGTAATCTAACTAAAGGGGAGAAGGTTGCACAGTGGGATAACGGTGAGATTTCATTTGTTAAGCCAAGCCGTGTTATCTGGCAAGATTACGAAGGAGAAATGGTAAGTCTATCAGGTATGGCTGTTGATTTCCTTGTCACACCTAATCATAGAGTACTTGTAACAAACGTAAAAAGCGGGAAAAGCAAGGTAAAACTAGCACATACACTGCACAATCGAAACTCTAATTGGAGATTGCCCACTCACGGATTAACAACCTCTAAGGGTCTAGAACTGTCGAACGATGAAATCAGATTTATTGTTGCTCTACAAGCTGACGGTAGTATGAGTAAAACTGCTTTCAGGTTCGAGTTTGTAAAAGATAGGAAAATAGTTAGGATGCGGAATATTCTGTGCAACTTAGGTATACCTTATACAGAGTCCACTGGTAAAAGTAATACAACTACTCGCTTTTACGTGAAGCATGTTGACGCAGGTTTTGTGTTCAAGGGTATAACTATTAATAAAGTATTCTCTAACTTGTTGCTAGGAATGTCTCTAATGCAGTGTGAGACCTTCATCGAGGAGATTAGGCACTGGGACGGTACTACACTGAGAAGTGGTGACACCGTTTTAGATACGACCTGCGAGGAGAGCTGTGACATGGTTGCAACTATTGCAGCCCTAGTGGGTAGAAAATCGCGCAGGTCTGTGTTTGACAAACGAGGTGGTTTTGGTGACTGTACAATTCATAGGTGTTATATCTCTAAGGACAGTTCTTCGATAGGTGCTGCTGTACTTGGAACAAGTATAAAAGCAGTTGAGTATAAGGGTAAGATTGGTTGTGTCAGTGTTCCAAGTACATTCGTGGTTGTGAGGAGGAATGGTAAAATTCTAATCTCTGGTAATACTTTCAATGCTTTTGCCTTCTTCCCTCACTTGTTGAAGAAGTTTGATACTGATAACCAAGAGAATAAAGAGAACCCTGAGTTCAAACCTTGGCGAAACAAGGCTAAGACTGGTGCATACCTACTAGCCTTTGGTGGTGGCGCACCTAAGCTTGCCTCAAGCCTCGGATTATCTAAATCCGATGGTCAAGCTGCTTTTAATAACTACTGGGAGAAGAATAAAGGTCTTGGGTTACTGAAGAAAGCAGTAGAGGGTTACTACGACACTACAGGGAATAAGAAATACATTCCTGCAATTGATGGTAGGATTGTTTCGGTACGAGGTAAAAATGTTTTACTATCCTGCCTTGGGCAAGGATGTGGAGCAATTGCTATGTCCTATGCAGGTTGCTTAATGGATAATTGGCTAGGAGACTTCTACCTCGACGAATTAGGCAGACCTTACTACGATGTTGATGGATACAAGATAAGACGTATATCCTTCTTCCACGACGAATATTCTTGGGAAGTTGAAGACGGCGCACAAGACAGGATTAGGGAGTTAAGTGTAAAAGGTATTGTTAAGGCTGGCGAAGTCCTAAAATTAGTATTACCATTAGCAGCAGAGGGTAAAATGGCTTTTGAAGGTACTTGGCAAAATGTGCATTAATCTCCACATGTTGCAAATAAACAACCACAAACACATAACTTTGCGCTATAATTAAGTTTTTAACAAAAGGAGTAAATATGTTCGGATTTTTAGAAGATGTAGTAAAAACAGTATCAGCGGTAGTAACTGTACCAGTCGGTATTGTTGCCGATGTCGTTACAATGGGTGGGCAGCTTAATGACAAGGATAAACCCTATACAGCCGAGGCAGTTGAGGATTTTATGAAGAATCTTAGCAATATTACTAAACCAAGAGGTTAGGATGCAGCACTACAATTGGAATAAACTAGACGAGATTGCTTGCAAAGCCTTGAACAAGTACGGTGTTCATATTGCTTACGGCTTAGATGACACACCAGAGGATGATAAAATTGCAGAATTTGTTTGTAAAGAAGTTCGACGCCTTTACGCAGATAGTGCAACTTATCACAATTTCATGTCAGCAATTGTGTGCGGAGGTTTGTTAACCTTCGACACAAAAGAAGAGGCTTGGGCTTTCTACAAAATCTTTGAGCAAGATCTCACAGATTCATCAAGTATTTATGCTTGTATTTATTCGCCAACAGAAGGTTGTATGACGGAGAATACTTGATGAAACCGATTCTGAATCTCTATGCCAACAAAAGGCAAGCAGTACAAGCTTTTGAAAAATGCATAGTCGAGGGGCAATACTATAAGGCTTCTTCTCCTTGTATGCGAATAGAGACATTTGATTCACTGGTGTACTTCATGTATTACACATCTTATGAAAATGCTAGACACAATGAACTTTGCCAAGTGTGGGGTGAAATCAACTTCTTTGTTGAATTACCTGAGAATGTAAGGCTGCACTATTTATCGAGGATTCGACAGGTAAAGGAGAGTAATTAATGTACGACTACTACACAAAAGACATTGAATCAGTGCATGACTTAGATGACGATGGGATTTTTGTTTTTGGTTCTAACTTAGCAGGTAGGCATGGTAAAGGTGCAGCAAAGTTTGCGCGTGATTACTTAATGGCAGACATTGGAACAGGTTATGGTTTCACAGGCTTTTGTTTCGCCATACCCACAAAAGGTTATAACCTAGAGGTGTTGTCTCTTGAGGATATTGAGGAGTTTGTTAGACTTTTTAAAATATGTGCAAAAGAAGAACCTAACAACACATTTTATGTGACTAAAATTGGTTGTGGTCTTGCAGGTTACAAAGACCACGAGATTGCACTACTGTTTAAAGGGTCACCAAGCAATTGTAAGTTTCACATAGACTGGAAGATGTACCTACAAAATCCAGTCTTACGGTAGAGTTCACGATCTTTAAAATCGTCCACGGCATATTGCCACAATTTAAATAAACGAAAAAGGAGTTAATAAATGAGTGATTTTACATTTGAAGCCTATGGTGTATCACAGAACGAGGGTAAACAAAAGAGCACAGTGGACTACGAGGCACTTAATACTTACGTTGTAGAGGCGGTAGGTTGTCAGCAACCAGAGGTGCTGATTGGTACTATCGTCGGTATTGTAGACGTTGGTGTACAACGTATGGAAGATGCTGAGATTGTCTTTACTGGCACTGAGGACGAAGAAGCTGATATTATTGCAGACAAGCCTGATACTTACTTCAAGGATGGTTTTGATAACGGTAAACCAGTTCGATATAAGTGCTATCCACAACGTGATCAACAATCTGTAGCATTGGTTGTGGACTTCCCATCGGTTATGCTTAACAAGGCACAATTCTTTAAGGCTGGTAGCACAGAAGAAAAACCTTTGCGTATGGTGCTTGGCGGTGAGTTCTGGAACAGCAATCTAAAGCAAAAATTGATGCAACGTCCTACTGCACTCAAGGTTATGAAGAACACCGATGGAAAATGGAGCTTCAACGATAAGCACCTTTTGTACAAGATGGCAATTGCCTCGAAACTGATTGAGCCAAAGGGTGTATTCCTTCCTGAGCACATTGGTAAACTGCTTGGTAAGTCATTTCAGTTTGAAGTTCAAATCTTCAATAAAAAAGGTAAGGACAATAAAGATTATTACACTGAAAAAGTTGGGTTCAAGGCAGGACTTGGACGTGGTATGACAGCAGAACCTTTACCGACAGAACCATTTGTTGTGCAGTTTAACAAAGAGAACAGCCCTGAATCCTTAAAAGAACTGCGTTTTCACGTTGTGAATACAATCAAGAATGCTGTGAATTATGAAGGTTCACCAATCAGTAAGCAGTTAGACGCTGCTCGTAGTTATACGAAGCCTGTTGAATCAGCTAATGATGATGCACCTGACGATGTGCCATCTACACCACCAGTTAAAGCGCCTGTGCGAACACCACGAGTAGCTAAGGCTGTACCAGAGGAGTCTGAAGATATTCCGTTTTAAACGGGTTTAACAGAGGCTAGGGCGATTATTTTAAGATTTGGGTATGAACGTACTCAGATTGGGAATAATCGTTCGTAGAAGGTTTAATTTAATAAGGAGAAACATATGGAATCTAAAGAAATTATTGCTAAGATGGTATCAGTGTACGCAGAGATTGAAGCACACACAGAGCGAATGAAAGAACTTAAAGAAGAGGCTAAGGCTATTGGGACTGATCCAAGTATTCTAGCTACAGTAGCTAAGGCTATCTTCGATGGTAAATCAGGTAAACTTCGTGGAAAGTACGAGGAGACCTTGGATATTCTTGATAAACAGGACGAGTAATATGAGCGTAACTATTACTATTTCAGTGGACTTGTTTGAGCATATTAAGAAAGTCAGTTCGCAGTTTGAAGAATTACCAGAAGATTTCAATCCTTATGACCAGTTTGGCGGCAATATGGATGATTCCTTTTGGGGTGGAGCTACTTACGGAGAGAATGAACTAGCTGCACAGATTATTGGTTCTTATGAAGCAAACAAAGTTCAAGGATAAAAAGAAAAGGGTTGTGCTTGTTGATTCAGATATTTTAATATACCGTGTAGCAGCAGCCTGTGAAGTAAGGTCAGTTGAAGTCAAGCACAACAAATCAGGGCGAGTAAAGGTGTTCAAGAACAAGACAGCATTTAAAGATTTTCTTAAAGAAAAGTCCTTTGAGTACGTTGAAAATGATTACACCTTTATGGATTTACAACAAGTCAATGAAGATATGTCGTGGCAGTTTATTTTAAACAACCAAGTTAAATCTTTCAAAGAGACATTGTGGGGCGATGAGTTAATCTTTTTAATCTCAGGAGAAGGGAACTTCCGTGATGACTTGCCGTTACCTAAAAAATACAAGGGTAATCGTGATGACATGATGAAACCTCTACTCCGCCAAGACTGTAAGGAGTATTTGAAGGGTAAGTACAAAGCTGTTTTGATTAACAACGAGGAAGTTGACGACGCAATCGTTTGGATGGGTTATGAGTATCTTGCAAAAGGTTACGAAGTTATTATTGTAACCTCAGATAAAGATGCGAACGCTTATTCAGGTTTGAAGTTGTATAACTACACACATGAAAAACCAGGGATTGTTGAGATACCTGAATTTGGGTCTTTGTGGGTGGATGATAAAGGTGCAGTCAGAGGATTAGGTTTCTTGTGGGGGTGTTTTCAACACGTCAAGGGCGATGTTACCGATGGGTTCAAACCTTGCGAGCTTGCTGGTGTAAAGTACGGAGATATTTCAGCGTACAATTTGTTAAAAGACTGTCAAAACGAGCAAGAAGCCTTGGTAAAGGTTTGTCAACAGTACCAGTCTTGGTATCCGAAGCAAATCGAATACAAGGATTGTTTTGGTGTGAAACACCTTGCAGGTTGGAAATTCTTAGCAGGTTTGTATTTCAAATGCTCACGTATGAAGACTACAAAAGATGACAAGGTAGTGTTTTATGACTTTGCGAAAAGTTATGGGCTGGACTTACTAGATTGGGCAGATGAACTTGAAGATTGAAACAAAAGACCTCTACGGTGCTAAGGATGTAAAAGAAGTTCGAGAGCTATTAGTTCAAGAGCAGGAGCAGCTTGATAAGTTAACCCTTTCTTTAATGCATCCCTCTCAGTATGTACTTGACCACAACCACCAGAACTTATTCGTCCGTGGAGTTTTAAATCGTGCAACTAATTCAATGCTAGGTAAGATTGAAAACGCTTTCAACAGGTACATCAAACACTGGTACACAGGAAGCTTGTCAAACTTCCTCAGACAGTGTGCAAGTTATTTAGAGCACCCACCAGATGAAAGGTTTAGACATCCGCAGTGGCAAAAGCAACTAAAAGTGCAGTTCAACAAACTATCCGAAGGGCAGAAACGAACAGTGCTGGAGACGTTTGAGAAACCAGACGGTAAGAATGGTAAAGAGCGTAAGGCGATATTCGCTAAACTAATCCTCGATAGAAATCTAGGCTATGAAAAAATCAGTAATATTTTAAAAGGAGTAAATTAATATGGAAAACCAAGCAAGGACTTGTATAGATGTTGTATGTTCAGCGGTGTCGTTCAATAGGGAAGGGTTCATAATTTCAGATGTTAAGCAAATCGAACGAGACAACACTGTCCATCTTTTGTTTAAGGACATTAAAAATACCAAGACGGTTCAGTGGATGCAAGATTTTCTTAACGCTTTTAAAACAACAGGTGTAGCAATTGAGTTAACACAGAGTGCAAAAAACTTGGTGCGGCATATTGGGTTAGCAGAGTGCTTAAACGGATTAAATGAACAAAAAGGAGTTAACTAAATGCAAGACAACAACACCCCAACTTGGGGCTTCACTTACCGAGACATAGACGGCGCAATTAGCACTAAGTCTTTTGAAGCTATTTCATGGACAAGAGCACTACAAGAGTTTGTGTACTTTCTGAAGGGTGCAGGATTTAGCTTAGATGACGACTCTATCCAAATTAAGCACGAACACTACGATGAATCTCTTTGGTTTGGATACATCTGTCCCAATGTTGACGAAGAAGAAACTGAAGATTGGAGACACCCTGATGACACAGACCTCTCAATGCACTTCTGCCCTCCGTTTGAAGGTGACCCAACTGATTGTGCTTTTAAACACGATCCCACTTTAAAAGACCTCAAGGAGTCTGTTGACGCTTTAGTTTTAGAGATTAGTGCTTTGAATTACTACAAAGAGAAAGAGTTGCAAGAGCAAGAAGCATGGGCAAAGACTATGGACTCTTTCATTGATTCATTACGTTATACACAAGGAGAGAAAGTTTGAGTTATACAACAGAACAACAAAAAGCAATTACATTTTTAAAGCAATCAGGGTTATCTAGCCGTGCAATTGCAAATGAGTTAGACATCTCTAAATCTGGAGTTAATTATTTCCTAGCACGAGAAACGGAAGTAGTTGTTAAAAGCAAAGAACCTAGGATTCTTATCTTAGACTTAGAAACAGCAGCAGCAGTTGCTATGACTTTTGGCAGGTTTAAAATTAACCTCGGGCAAGACAACATTGTGTCAGAAGGTGGTTGGATTATGTGCGCGAGCTGGCAATGGCTAGGTGAAGACGTGGTTCATAGCATTGCACTCACACCCACTGAAGTCGCTGCATGTGATGATTCCCGTATCATTGCAACCTTTTGGGA